GTGGAGTCCAAACTTTTTTCTGTTGTTTAACTTTCGTTTGGCTCGCACGAGAGTCTATTTTTTTATTTTCCATATGCTTAAGCCTCCTTCGTGATATTTAATTGTTTCGCATATTCTTCAAGTGGCACACCTAATTTTTTAGCGATTGTTACCTGAGAGGGCGTGAGTCTCACAGTTTTGCGACTAGTATTTACACTTCGCTTCGCACTAGCGACTGTTTGTGTAGGCTTAGTCGTAACCGTATCTTCAGTTTTACCAAATTTATGCGGGAAGTCAAGTCTCATACGTCTATCAATCTCTTTATAATACTCGTCAGATTGAGCGTCAAAACCCTCCTCCTCTGTTAGTTTTTTATGTAAATCAAATGCCGTGTAGGTCATGGCGCTATCAGATCCAAACCAAGGGTTTTTATCAGCCCATTCTTCAGCTTTAGGATCTGCAGGTTGTTTTGGTGGTGCTAGTACCTCTTCTAAAGTTTTTTCTTTTACCTCTTCTGGTTTTTTCATTTCAGAAGTTTTTTTAAGATTTGCGACTCTAGCCTCCTCAACACCCAATCTTGCTATCATCTTTTGTGCCTCAACCTCTGCGGATATATTACCCTCATCTCTCGCTTTTGTTAATGCAGCTTGAGCGGCTTGCAGACCAGATCTTACTCTGCCCTCCATGGCGGTTACATAATTAGGTTCGATAGTTGATAGTTTTGTTTTCAAACTTTCTTGTTCAGCTTTTACATTTTTAGCATAATCTAAGGCAGCTTCTTTTTGCCTCTCTGCCTCACGCCATTTTTTAGTTAGCTTTGCAATTCTTTTTTGAACACCTTCACTATAATCATCTAATTCTTTTTTCTTATCTTCTGCATCCTCTTTTTTTGTCTCTTGTTTTTTTGTTTCTTCTTTTGCATCAATCTCTTCTTGTTTTATTTCTTCAACTTTTATCGTTTCCTTTGGTTCTTCAACTTTTTTATCCTCTTTATTTTCATCAAGGTTGACTTCTACTTCAGGTCCTGAAGTATCTATGTCAACCATTGGGACATTCTTTTTGTTTTCTGTTTCTGTTTCTGGCATAGTTTACTCCTTCTATGTTTTAATATTGATGAAATATATCTTCGGGATTTTCTATGGTCGCTAATATCTCATCGTCGTTTAGCAGTCTAACCTCCCCACCATCTATCTGTATTCTTGATCCAGCATATCTAGCAAATACAACCCAATCACCTTTTTTACACCAAGGCCCTTCTGGATATCTTTGTTTATCATAACACTGTCCACCCATCTCAACCACCAGACCACATTGAGATGCAACCTGCTGTCTCTCTAGGGTTGTCTCAGCCATGATTAGGCCACCTTTGGTTTTCTCTTTCATTTTAAAAGGTAAAACTAAAATCCTCCAGCCAGTGGGTTTAGGTAATTTCTGTGATTCTTTTTTGGATAAATCTTCTTGTTTTTGATTTTGTTTCTTATCTTCTTCTTCGTACTTTTCTTGTAGTGCGAATTTAATTTTTGGTTCCTCTTTTTCCGAGGTCGATAACTGTTCCTTTTTCATCTTTTTGCTCCTTATTTTCTAGCAGGTTAGAGATTTCCTGTAATATCAGCTGATATGTTCTAGCTTGTCCTAGCATATACTGATATTTTTCCATGTTGTCAACACCTCCTCCGATCATGGTTTCCCCGATCGTCTGTAGATTATCTCTCATCAACTTTTGCATCTTGGCAACTATTACTAATCCATCTTCCATTTGTCTTTCTCCTAACTTTTAAGCTCTTTGAGTTTTTCTAATCGCGTCTTTGCCTTTCTTAAATATATTAGCAACTTGGTTTTTTTTCATAACCTTGGCACGTTGCTCTCCAACAGTCAATATTTGAATTTTTCTAGCAAACGGTTTTTTAATTTTTTTAACTTTTGCTACTGTTTTTCTTGCATCAGTTGGTGTTGCAAATTTTATCTTTACAGTATCTCTTGGGTTTTCATCTGTGTATAGCCTTCTACCAGTTCCAGGTGGTTTCTTACCCGTTCCTTTTTTTGGATCCGCCATTAATAACTCCTTTTAATGTTTTAGCTTGACCAGCATGTAATTTAGATGCTTTTTTTAAACCTTTAATCACACCCTTTATTTTTTTCTTTTTTCCGTTTTTTAACATTTCCATCTCCTTCTTGCCTGACGTAATCTAGAATTAGGATCTTTAGCAGCTTTGGGAAATTTCTTCATTTGTCCAAGCGATCTCGCGCAGAAAGACTTTCTACGTTTGGCAGCTTTTGATCCTGGCTTCACTTTACCAGTCACGGCTGTTTTTAATTTAGAACCAGGGTTAAGTCTTCTATAAGCTTTTACCCCAGCCTCTGTCATCCCGGCTCCCTTTTTGGTTGCACGAAAATTTTTTTTATTTCTAGCAGGCATTGTGCCTTTTGAATAATAGGCTCTCATTAGATCCTCTGCATTCTTGGATCAGTTGATAAAATATTTTTCTTTGCTTTTGGTCTGGCGATAGAGTCCTTACTTCTTTTTCTAAGTTGTGCGATAGCAGATTCTTTTAACGCCTTTTCTTTTTTTAATATTTTTAGATCTCTTTCTAGATTCATTACAGCATGCCTTTATAGTATTTTACATAAGATGGATTAGATAGGTTGACCCCACCATACTCACCTTTGATACTCTTACCAATATATCCCGCAGCATAACCTTTGGCTGCCTTAGTTCTCTTTGTAAAAGTTTTTACATTAGTTGGTTTGCCACCAACACCTTGAGCAACCGCTCTCTTTCTGGAGACAGCTGATTTTCTCTGTCCCTCTGTCATACGTCTTGCTTTTGCAAGTGGGACACATTTTGGATATTTACGCTTTGCATCCGCTTTTTGTTTAGAACGGCCACACTTAGAGAAAGAACCATCTTTCTTTTTGCTACCTATGTCCACCCACTTCTGGGCAAACCATTTTTTTAAACCGTTCTTTGCCATGTTACTTATTTGGTCTTCTAGCTGCACCAAATCCTTTTAACTGTATGCAGGTTCCACCCATACCAAAACCTTGTCGTTTTAGTCTTTGTGTTGCCTCCATGAGTCCACCTTTGGCCTTATATATCCTGCCGCCTTCAGCTTTTTTAGGGCCTCTGAAATCTTTTCTCTTCACACCAGATGGATCTTTGATCTTACCAGCACAGATTTTAGAAGCATATGCGTTCGCGTATGCACTGGGATACACTTTAAACTTACGCTTTGCTGCAGCTTTTCCTCTTGGGCATAGTTTAGTCATTATCTTTTCCTCGCTGTTTGTGCAGCTCTTCTAAAGTTTGCTGCAGTTGGCGAACCTTTAGCTCCTTTTTTTCTCATCTTCTCTCCGGAGCCAGCAGCAATTCTTCTTTTTTTAGCTGCAATGTTTGCGTATAAACCTGGTCCAGCCATTACATTTTCTTTTTCATTTTTTTCTTCATGAAAGCTTGAAGACCTGGATTTAATTTAGATATGCCGCCACCCATTTTTTTAACTCTGCCACCTTTCATCATCTTTTTAGCTGATGCTGCTGCAGATTTCATAGACTCAGTTTTATTATTGTCTTTGTCTAGATCTAGAAAATCAGGTTTAGATCCTTTCATCATAGGTTTTCTTTTCATCATTCCGCCACCCATTTTTTTAACACGTCCACCTTTCATGTAACCTTTAGGTGACACCTGTTTGTTATATAGTCTGTTTGCCATTATTTTTTTCCTCCGTTTTTAAATATTTGCGTTCCCTTTATACCATATATGCTCGCCACGACAAGGATCCAGAGATTTGTGAACCATGACGGGAGCTGCTGGAATTGCTCAAAGAACATTTTTATCTTTTCTGCTGCACCCGGATCGTCCGAGAAGACCCCCCAGGCGATCACCAAAATCGGCGCCGTGAGAACGAGCAAAACGAACTCGTCTTTCCAGTCCGATTGACGTGCCTCCAACAATTTGCCCTGGTATTCGCTTTCTCCTTTAGCCATCTTAGAGGCATGCATGTGTTGAGCGTCTGCCATCGCCATCTTCGTTTCTTGTTTCTTCTTGTAGATATGCGTTGCCGCGTTTAATCCAAGTTTTAATGCTGAAAACCACATTTTATTGTTCTCCTCCTCTGATTATTGATACCTGATCTGGTATCTTATCGGTTGATGGTATGGTTTTACTCAAAATTGTCTTTTGAATAGACGTGTCAGCCCTTAATTTAGACAATTTTTCGTTCTGTTCTAGTTTTTCATCTTGATTTTGGTCGTTCATCATCGCTTTCATACGATCTAGGTCTAACCTATCCTTACCTTCACGCTCTTTTCGTTCATTTTCTCTGGCCTGTAGGTCTATCTCTCTCGCTCGCAACGCTGCGATAGGGTCATTATCAAATCTAGATGTGATTTTATTCTCTTCTTTTGCAAAATCACTCATCATCTCCGATATCAGCACCGCTTTTCTGGCCTCGATCTTCTCTGACAGCATCCTAACCTGTTGTTGTAGCTGTGGATTCTGTTGTGCCATCTGTTGCATCTGTGCGAGTTGTGGTAATTCTTGTTGAAACTCTATTTCAATCTGCTCTTGTGCCATTAAACTTATATGCTCTAATATATTTTTCTGTATCGCGGCACCAATCACGGGTGAATTTTTCACCATGTTTGTTTCCATGAAGTTTAGATGCGCTGTGATGTGAGCCTGATGATCCTGTCCAGGAAAAGCCTGAAACGGCACACCAGCCAGAGCATCAATGTGTTCTAACGCTGGGTCTTTCGGCATGGGTGGTTGTGGTTTCTTTAATATCAGGTCAATGTCTTTCACACCGAGAGCCTCGTACATATTTCTGTAGACCTCATATTGATTGTGAATGGCAGGGTTAGAGGCTGCCAGTTGCATCTCTGTTTGAGCGAGTGATATCCGCTGCGTCTGTGAAAAGATATTTGGATCCGCAACTGGCAATATATCTATACGGTCATCGAAATCAGTCTGCTTGATCTGTCTCTGACCGCCAACAACATCATACGGATAAACTGGAGGTAAGTAAAGTTTAAAAACCCTAGCCATCAAACTAAACTCGCGTCTCATAGAAGCATATAATCTCTTATGAATCGCTGACATTGTTCTAGATCCTCTCTCCAACATGGCAACCGTTGTACCAACCGCCGCCTGTTGATTGCCCTCACCGACCTGTAGGTCAGCGATGGACGCAAATCTCTGTCCCGCCTGAACAACTATTCCCATCAATTGCAATAGTGTTCCAGATGGCTCCTTGAATGGCAACGGCATGAACGCATCCCTAAGATTTCCACCAGGTGCATCAACATCCCTAAATTCTCCTGGCTGTATCGGAGCTGCCTCATCCCTTAATTTTATGCCACGCATCTTGAAGCCTGACGGTTGGTTAGAAAAGGTTCCGGCATCAAGTAACGATCTCAACGCTGCGGTTGCAGTTCTCGATAGACCACCGATCATGTGTATCAGGCCAAAACCATAAAATCCTAAACCTGGCAAGAATTTAAAATGAACAAAATATTGTATCTTGCTTCTGGTTGCATCACCAACCTCGTAATTTCTTCTGATAGATAATACCTCGTGTGAGCTCTCCTCTATGGTCACGATGTAAGGCAGCTTGATCCCTGTCGCCTCTCCCTGGGTATCTGTATCCTCAAACCCCTCAAGATCTAGATTGACATGGCACTCCAAGAGGGTGAACATAGGTTGGCTCTGACTTTTACTCATGCCATCCAGTTCACGCTCTTTTTTCTGTGCCTCTGTCTCGTTGTCCTGGCCCGGAGTTAGTTCAACGTCCCTGTAGAATCCAGCGACCTGCTGCTTTCTAAGTTCGTTCTCAGACATCTTGACAACGTGTATGATTGTTTCCGCATCATCTAATGAGGTAGCTGTATACGGAACGACCAAATCATCTGCAGGAACAAATTTAGAAACCGTTCTCTGCATCATCTCATCATAATATATTTTTTTAAATGTTGAACCTGTCAGTGGTAGATAAAATAACATCTGATCAAATTCAGACTCATATTCTTTCATCTCTGACATTATCTGATAGTTCATGAATTCTTTTACACGTAAGGATTGTTGTTCCTTATCTGGTGTTGGTGTTCCAATGATCTGTGTTCTGACTGGACCTTGTGATGGTAGTAATTCTTTATAAGCTAACGCTTGAAACTGCGTGACAGCCTCTGCTAAAACTGGATGCGTCGCACCTGATGCGCCTTTGAACGGTTCTGATTTTTCCTCGTACTTAAATCCTAAAAGCTCTAAACCATTCGTGTAAGAGCTCTCCCAATCTTTTCTTCCTGATTTGTAATCAACATAGTTGTCATACAACTCACTACCTATAGGACCCAACACGCTGTCTGGTAACAGCTCTGCAAGATTTGCAAAATGGTCTTGTCCCTGTTCCTGACTCCCGACACTTGGATCAAAATCTATATCAACGCTACCATCTTCGTTTGGTTTTATATTAATAGGTGTGTCCGGTTCTTGTTGTTCTTTTTCTACCTCTACTGCGATTTCGTCGGGACTAGGTATCTCTATTGTCTGCTTTACGTTTGGTAAAGACTTGTCTATTTCTGCCATTTATTTTCTCCAGTTTCACTGTCTTAACAGTATTATATTCAATATTCAAGCCTTGTGGTGTAGGGCCTGATTTAGGAGGTGCTCCTGTTGATAGTTTCTTGTATTTGCTAGGGTGTTTAAATGAGAATGTCATGTCTTTAATAGATCTGCTATTCCGCCTTTAGCATAGTTTTCCTCAAACAATTCTCTTAAAACAATATCAACTATGGCTTCTTCTCTCATGGAACCTAGAAGATCATTGTATCGTTTAAAGAATTCTTTTTTCTTTTCTGGGCTAAAATTTTTTGTAACTGAATCTGTTAATTTTGACATACTACCAATAATATTTATATTTTCTTCTGGGCAGTTCTTCATCCTGATAATCTTCTGGATGAGTTATCAAACCACCCTGCCTAAATCTCATGATTGCTTGTGTCGTGCTATCAACCAAGTCATCATGATCTCCATATGGAAACGCTGCACATTCTTCAACAACCTCTTGTGCAAACTGTTTATCCAAAGGAGCCCATATCATACCAGATTCAAACAGCGGTGCAACAGAATTAACACGCGTGTGTTTATCCTTACCTTTTGATGGTGTGAAGTTCACAACAGGTATACCCATGTTTCTAAGTTCGTATGTCAAAGGCAAACCCGATGCTTTGGCCTCGACCAATACAGTCTCAGGTTCCCAGTAATCATATTGCTCTTTTGCAAGTCTACGAAGTTCTGGAAACTCTAATCTCTCTTTCATTGCATCTAGTAAGATCATTTGTGGTGGACTATCCTCGTTCTCCCTAAAGATTCCCCATGTCGTTATCGCACTGTAGTCTGCAGATTCTTTTTTCATGAAAGCGGTATCGTAACTCTGTATGACGTGATCCAGTGTTGGAATATGATCCTTGTCCCAATCCTTCCACCACTCACGTTTTAATATCGCTCCCTCCTCCGAGGTTGGATTCTGCATCCACTGTGCATTCCATTTGCCGAGTGATAATGATGCCTTCACTGATTCCAGTTCGTCGATCTTCCAATACTCCGGCCATACTGGCTTACCACTCGGCATTATTGCCGGAAACTCTACCACGTCCCATTGATCCGATTTGGGTTCTGATTGGTTCTTTACTAGAATTCCTGTCAGGTCTTTTACGTTCCATCTTGTCATGACGCAAACTATTTTTCCACCTGGTTGTAAACGCTGTCGTGGTCCTGAAGTGTACCACTCGTATGCCTTTTCTAATGCACCCATGTTGAGTGCGTCTTGCTCACTGTGTGGGTCGTCGATTATTAAAAGATCCGCACCTCGACCTGTAATCGCTC